GTGGGCAGCGGTACAAGTTGCAGGAGTTGCGCAAGCAGGTTCTTAAGACCAAGATATACAACATCAAAGTCTGCAAATCTTGTTGGGATCCAGACCAGCCGCAGCTTCAGTTAGGTATGTATCCAGTCAGTGACCCTCAGGCAGTGCGTGAGCCGAGGCCGGATACAAGCTATCAAGTTTCTGGTGATCTAGCTGATGGGTACAACGGAGGCGGTAGTCGGGTATTTCAGTGGGGATGGAACCCAGTTGGTGGTTCATCCGGTTTTGATGCGGTTCTAACCCCAAATAACTTGGTTTTAGTTGTAGAACTTGGTACAGTAACGATAGCAACGACATAAGGAGTCAGTAATGGACACAAAGCGGGTAAAACAAATTGCGGGCAAAGAAGTAAGTAAGCATGAGAAACGTATGCACCAAGGCATGAAACCAACTAAGTATGCTAAGGGCGGTGTGACCACCGACCAAATGAAAGCTGTTGGTCGTAACATGGCACGGGCAAACAATCAAAGGAGCGGTTAATGGCTAAATTCAGCGACAAACTAATGGGCAAAGAAGTTGGCGATGCTGCTGTGTATGCGGAGCCACACACCATGACTGGTAAAGCTGTTGGTGTTGAACCTAACCCCGGCAAAATGCCAAACCGCAGCAAAGCTGACACGGTCAACATGAGCGTTGGCAACATCAGCAAAAATGCTGGTGATGAGCAGGTTAAGACAACTGGTATCAAAATGCGTGGTACTGGCTGCGCTACCAAAGGCGTGATGTCTAGAGGCCCGATGGCATGAACTACACGTCGTTGTATAACACGATTCAAACATACACGGAGAATCAGTTCCCCGATGTATACCTTGCGAGTGGGGGTACGGTTAATGCGACTACGCAAATCAATACTTTCATTACGCAGGCTGAGCAACGTATATACAACTCAGTTCAGTTCCCGTCATTGCGCAAGAACCAATACACCGAGATCACAATAAACAATAAGTACATATCTTTACCGACTGATTTCTTGTCTGTGTATTCTTTGGCGTTGGTGACAGGTGTGACTAATGCTAACTTGGACACTGGCACGTTTGAGTATTTGTTGAACAAAGATGTGAACTTCATTAGGCAATCATATCCAGCGCCCAACGACACAGGGGAGCCGAAATACTATGCTTTGTTTGGCCCGACAATTATTAGTTCAGCAATTACAAACGAGTTATCGCTTATTCTTGGCCCAACACCTAATGCCGCCTATTACGTAGAGTTGCATTACTATTATTACCCTGAGTCGATCACTACTGTCGCTTCTGGTCAGACATGGTTAGGTGACAACTTTGATTCTGTACTGTTATATGGTTCTTTGGTAGAGGCGTATACCTTCATGAAAGGTGAGGTCGATATCATTGCTGGATACGACATGAAGTACAAAGAAGCGCTGGCGCTGGCTAAACGTCTGGGGGATGGTATGGAGCGTCAGGATGCTTATAGGTCTGGGCAATTTAGGCAGGCGGTGACCTGATGGCTTTTACTGGCAACTTCTCCTGTAATGTCTTTAAGACGGGGCTGATGAACGGCACGTTTAACTTTACTTCGGGAACTTTCTACATTGCACTCTATACCAATGACGCCACACTTGATGCCTCTACCACGGCTTATACGGCTACGGGTGAGGTTGTGGCTTCTGGGTACGCGGCTATGCCACTTACGATTGCGCAAGCTCCCACGGTAGGCAACTCCGGCAACACCGCCTATATCTCTTTTAACAACGCTGTTTGGACATCTGCTTTGACAGCCCGTGGCGCTTTAATTTACCAGAGCGGGGGTGGAAACCCAGCGGTTTGCGTGCTAGACTTTGGCGCAGACAAGACTTCGACCGCAACATTCACGGTACAGTTTCCCACTGTATCAAACACTTCAGCAATCATAAGGATAGCGTAATGGCACTTGTAACCACAACCAAAGGCGACATGGACGAATCTTTGCTCGAAAAGAAAGAGGGTACAGTCGATAATGACATTGAATCAACCACATGGGTGGAGTATTGGCTAGAGGGTGAACTTGTTCATCGTTCTGCTCACGTAACTTTAAAACAGCCCGCTACTTTTGCTGGTGGCGAAACTGCTTCTTTTGCATAAGGAAATATCATGGCAAATACTCAGGCAATGTGTACATCGTTTCTCGGGCAATTACTTACTGGAAAACATAACTTTGGTGTAGGTACTGTTCGGGGCACAACAACCGCAGACACTTTTAATGCGGCATTGTTTTTGGTTTCGGCAACCGTCGATGCAAGTACAACTGCATATACCGGAACCGTAAATACGACAGCAATGACTGGCGAAGTGTCAGGTACAGGTTATACCGCTGGTGGTATAGCGGTAACGAATGCTAACCCTCCAGCATCACTCAATACTTCTACTACAGCAGGTACTGGATATTGGACTCCTTCGGCGTCTTTGGTATACACTACCGTCACGTTAGCTACTGCATTTGATTCAGTGCTTATTTTTAACGTAACGCAAGGTGTGGCTACAAATTACCCTGCTGTCAGCGTCCACAAATTTGGTTCACAGACCATCACTGCTGGTACGTTTACTCTAACAATGCCAAATCCGGCGGCTGCAACGGCGTTACTGCGTTTAGCAACTTAATCCGGAGGCGGCTTACGCCGTAGACCATGTTTGGTATCTCCGCATTTTCGCAAGCGCCATTCTCCTCACTAGGGGAGACTGGCGTTACTGTTGCGTTAACAGGTGTTTCTGCTGTTGGTTCGATAGGCACTGTTACAGAGACAAATAATCCAACAGAAGACGGCAATCAAGCCACGGGTTCGGTAGGTACAGTAGTACCGTCTCTTTCGGTTGCCTTGACCAGCGTCACAGCCTCTGGCGCGGCTGGTACATTAGGCTTTAGTAAATCTTTTGCGCTTACTAGCGTATCTGCTTCTGGTGCTGTTGGGGATGTTACAGAGACAAATAATCCAACAGAAAACGGCAATCAAGCCACGGGTTCGGTAGGTACAGTAGTACCAAGCACAACAATAGAATTAACAGGTGTCCAAGCAGCAGGCAATGTTGGCACGGTTTCTAGAGGCGCTACAAGTTTTGCGTTAACAGGCGTATCTGCTTCTGGTGCTGTTGGGGATGTTACAGAAACTACTGCGGTTGCCTTGACCAGCGTCACAGCCTCTGGCGCGGCTGGTACATTAGGCTTTAGTAAATCTTTTGCGCTTACTAGCGTATCTGCTTCTGGTGATGTTGGGGATGTTACAGAGACAAATAATCCAACAGAAGACGGCAATCAAGCCACGGGTTCGGTAGGTACAGTAGTACCAAGCACAACAATAGAATTAATAGGTGTCCAAGCAGCAGGTAGCGTTGGAACAGTTGGATTTAGTAATTCTCCTGCGCTTACTAGCGTATTAGCCACAGGCAGTGCGGGTGCAGTAGAGGCAACTCATACCAGAGCCATTACAAGTGTTTCAGCCGCAGGCGTTGTTGGCACGATAATACCTTCTTCCTCCGTTGCCTTAACAGACGTGGCGGCTACCGGCAGCGTTGGGACAATGATCTACAACGAGTCGGATGCAACATCCGGCGCTGTGGCGATAGGTGAAGTTGGTACAGTAGAACCTGTAATTTCGGTTGCCTTGACCAGCGTCACAGCTTCTGGTGCGGTAGGTACGGTAATAGCTGGCAAGACAGCAGCTTTGACAGGGAATGAGGCAACTGGAAGCGTTGGGTCGGTTGGGCTGGCAAAGTCTTTTGCTCTGTCAGGGGTTCAGGCCACTGGCTCGGTTGGATCTGTAGTTGCTGTATATTGGAGATTGGTAGATGACAGCCAGACCGCAAACTGGCAAAATGTCAACAATTCTCAATCCGCTAGCTGGGCATTGGTGAACAACGCAGAGACATCCAACTGGTCTTTGGTTGAGATGGATTAAGGACACATATGGCACTCGTAGTCGCAGACAGAGTACAACAGACTGGCACAGCCAACACCACGGTAAGTTTTACCTTATCTGGCGCTGTCACGGGCTTTCAAGCGTTTACTGTTATTGGTAATAACAATACGACGTACTATGCTGCTACTGACACCTCTGGTAACTTTGAGGTGGGCATCGGCACGTATACAACTAGCGGCCCCACACTCACGCGCACAACTATCCTGTCTTCTAGTAATTCTAGTAGCGCGGTTACGTTCCCGGGGGCAGTCAATGTATTTGTCACGTATCCAGCGGGAAAGTCGGTTGACCAAAACGGAACAGTTTTGTATACCTATGCCTCATACACAGCAAATGCAACTGTAACCGCTGGCGCGGGAGTACTAGCAAACACCACAGCGGGTGCATTCACAATCACTCTACCGGCTTCTCCCGCCACGGGAAATCAAGTTTTAATTGTTGACTCTGCTGGAACATTTGGCACAAACAATTTAACTGTTGGTCGTAACGGCTCAACTATTAGTGGCATTGCAGACGATTTGGCGTTGGATATATCTGGCATTACAGTGACGTTGGTGTACAACGGAAGCACATGGACTGTGTTCTCCCAGATTGGTGCAAACACTGGCGTAGCGGTGACGCTGACAGGCGTTCAGACGTTAACTAACAAGACGTTGACAAATCCAACAGTAACAGACTACGTGGAAAGCGTGGTTGCGCTTGGCATAGTCGCAACTTCAAACACTTTGTCTTTGACTAATGGCACTGTCCAAACGGCAACATTGACTGCATCATCTCTTTGCGTGTTTACTATGCCAACTGCCACGGCGGGAAAGAGTTTTGTTTTACTTCTTAAACAAGCGGCAACTACGGGTAATGGCACGGCATCATTCACAAATGTGAAATTTGGTACAGCAGGCGCACCAACAATCACGGCAACGGCAGGCAAAATGGACATCTTGTCGTTTGTTTCTGATGGCACAAACTGGTACGGCTCAATTACGCAAGGATATACTCCGTAATGTTTGCCGCAATGAACTCCTTTTTAACCCCTGCTTCTGTCGGTTACGTCATTACGGCAGGGACTCGCGCACCTGTGTATGGTTCGGGAGCAGCATCGCCCACCCCGCCTACGGGATACACAGCACAAATCACAGTCAGCCAAGATGATAACTTTTTTAATATTGGATTTGGTTTTACTTTCTTTATGGGGGGTACAGGTTACACAAGCTGCTACCCTTCATCAAACTGCTATGTAACTTTTGGATCAGGTAGCGTTGTCTTCAGCGGATTAGGGCCAACAAACCCAGCATTTAATAAATTTTTCTTTATGGGGGCAGACAACTCTTGGCAAAGGGTTTCAACGATTGTTGCTGCAACCTATATCCGGATTCGTTTTGAAGGAACGGCAAGTACTTCTGGAACGCCGGGCAGTCCAAACATTGTGTATGAAGCTACTTTCTTCAACCCATCTAGTTTTAGCAACAACAGCGTGGTTGAATTGTTAATTGGTACAAACAGCCGTCCAACGGGTGTGATGTCGGCTGCCTCTGCAAGCGCCAACTATGCAACTGGAACACCTACAGCAAATCAGAGCTTTGTGTTTTCTGGCAACTCCACGGGTACAGCATGGACGATATTCACTGGCTACTATGTAGCAAACACACCGTACTGATGGAGAAAAAATGCCAACCTTACTTTCAGCAATAATTACCCCGTCAAACGTACTGACTGCAACAAACACGCAGACTGTTACAAATAAGACAATTAGTGGCGCGTCAAACACACTTAGCAATGTCAATCTTGCAACGCAGGTAACAGGAAATTTACCTGTAACCAACCTTAATAGTGGTACATCAGCATCAGCATCTACTTTTTGGCGTGGTGATGGTTCGTGGTCAACGCCAGCAGGCGGGGGAACGGTAACAAGCGTATCTGCGTTAACTTTAGGCACAACAGGAACTGATTTAGGTTCTACTGTGGCTAATGGAACTACAACTCCAGTAATCACTTTAAATGTGCCTACCGCATCTGCAACTAACCGTGGCGCGTTAAGTTCTACCGATTGGACTACTTTTAATAATAAAGGTTCTGGGACAATTACCGCAGTAACGGGTACTGCCCCAGTAGTATCTAGTGGTGGCACAACTCCCGCAATCAGCATGGCGGCGGCTACTGCATCTGTAAATGGTTATTTGACATCTACTGATTGGACTACGTTCAATGGCAAAGGGGCAGGAACTGTAACAAGCGTTGCGGCAACTGTTCCATCGGTTTTCTCTATAACAGGATCACCAATTACCGCAAGTGGAACATTGGCTATTTCTTATAGTGGAACAGCGTTGCCGGTTCTGAATGGTGGTACTGGTCAAACTACTGCTAGTGCGGCTTTTAACGCCTTGTCACCAATAACCACTACTGGTGATTTAATTATTGGTAACGGGACAAACAGTGCGACGCGCCTTGCTATTGGCACAAGCACACACGTGTTAACTTCTAATGGTACAACTGCTACGTGGGCGGCGGCTAGTGGTGGTGTAAGCACTGGCAAGGCTTTTATTGTTTCTATGGTATTTGGAGGATAAAAAATGGCAAATCCTAATTTAATTAGCGTAACTGACATTCGTGGAAATACGGCATATGTTTTGCCAGCAAACACAACGGCGGGGCAAACAAACTGGACACACAACGGGACTACCGCCCTTACCGGGTTAACGCCAGTCGCAAACTCAGTAAACAAAATAAACAGCATTGTTGTGACAAACCTTACAGGTTCAAATGCTTCCTTGTACGTTTCAATTGCCAACAATGCTACTTGGGGTTCTGGTACGGCTTTTTACATTGCCTACAACATTACAGTGCCTCCAACTGCTTCTATTATTGTTACAGACCGCACAAATTATTTTTACGTAACTGAAAATCAATCGGTTGGTGTGCAGTCAGGCACTGCATCTGCATTAAGTTTTGTAGCATCTTTTGAGGTCATAACATGAGTCGCAGATGGCCGGGAAGTAAGGTATCTTCTACTTATACTTCGCCAACAGCGGCAACGGCTGTAGGAATATGGACTACCAATACGCAAGCGCAATCTAAATTCGGTGGAATTTGGCCCGGTTCTCCAACGCCAACGGTTGACTATCTTGTAGTCGCTGGCGGTTCTGGTGGTGGATGTAACCACGCGGGCGGTGGTGGCGGCGGCGGTATGCGAACCGCAACAAGTTTTTCTGTTACGGCTGGTGTTGCAATTACTGTAACAGTTGGTGCTGGAGGTGCTGGGGCGACAAGTAAAGCTAACCAAGGATCATCTGGTGGAAATTCTGTTTTTTCAACAATTACTGCGGCTGGAGGAGGCGGTGGCGGAAACAGGCATGATGGTGTTTATACTGGAAAACAAAACGGTGTAGCAGGCGGCGCAGGCGGCGGCGGTGGTGGTGAAGACGGAACACCCGGTACGGGCGGTGCTGGTAATACTCCATCTGTATCACCATCACAAGGAAATTCTGGAGGTGTCGGCTGCGTTGGAGGAACTTTTGCCGCTGGCGGTGGTGGTGGCGGTGGCGGTGCGTCTGGAACTGCTGGCGTAGCCGCAAATGGAACTACGGGGGCGGGCGGAAATGGCGGCTCTGGAACAACTAGTGTTTATGCCGATGGAAGCACCTCAGTAACTTACGGTGGCGGTGGTGGCGGTGGCACATATTTAGCCAGAACTGTAGGCACAGGCGGCGCTGGCGGTGGCGGTAACGGCGCACAAGATGTCACGCCAGCCCCCGGAAATGGAACAGACTATCTTGGTGGCGGCGGCGGTGGTGGTGGCGCAAATGCTGGTTCTGGAGGCACTGGTGGAGCTGGCATAGTGATTATTCGTTATTCAGATGCGTATCCACTTGCGGCATCAACAACAGGTTCACCCAATGTGACTACAACAGGTGGATACAGAATATATAAGTGGACAACTTCATCTGGGTCAATAACTTTTTAAAGGTATTTGCAATGCAAATTTTTGCAAAAGTAGAAAATTTTGTTGTTACTAATGTGATTGTGGCATCACAAGAAGTAATTGATTCAGGACTTTTTGGGAGTGGCTGGATTGAAACTTGGGTTGAAAAAATTGATAATCCAAGAAAAAATTATGCGGGTATTGAATATACCTACGACCCTCAACTTGACGCATTTATACCCCCACAGCCCACACTGGGTAATTGGGTTCTAAACGAAGAAACTTGTTTATGGGAAGAAATCCCCAACTCCAATGTCAATTGATACTAACCCCGACACAGGCTGGGCAGTTGCACCAACCGTAAACTAAGGAAACACCATGAGCAGTTCATATTCATCAAGCTTGCGGGTCGAGCTTATTGGTTCAGGCGACCAAGCCGGTACATGGGGAACCACTACCGACAACAACCTTGCCTACATTTTTGATACAGCAATAGCTGGGTATCAGGTAGTAACGGTTTCTACAGCTGCGCAAGCTTTGACATACATAAACGGGCCAACGTCCACTGCGGCGCTAAACCAATCTATTTATGCCATTTTAAGGTTTGACAGCGCGGCTGCGGCCTCCGCCATCTATGCTCCGCCCGTGTCTAAAGAATACATCATCTGGAACAACTCTAGCTACACAATCACAATTTACAACTCTACGGTTATCGGCAACACAACTGCCGCCGGTGCTGGAATTGCTATTGCGGCTGGTGACAAGATCATGGTTTGGTCTGATGGCACAAACTTCTATGACCTCCAAGCACAGAACCTAACCGGCACGTTGGCTATTGCCAAGGGTGGTACAGGCCAAGTCACAGCCAACGCTGCGTTCAATGCGCTGGCTCCAGCACAAACAAGCACAGTTACAGCTGGTAGTTTTGTGGTTGGCGCTACATATACCATCTTGACTGTCGGGACTACAAACTTTGTTTCAATTGGCGCATCAGCCAGTACGGTAGGCATCACTTTTGTTGCAACGGGAGTTGGAAGTGGTAATGGCACTGCAACTACAACAGTGCCAAACAGGTATTTAAAGTCCGACGGCACAAATACATCATTTGATTATTTAAATTTAGCTGATGTAACTACGGTTACTGCTGGTAGCTTTGTTATTGGAACAGCTTATACAGTTAAGAGTTTAGGCACAACAAACTTTGTAGAGATAGGTGCGACATCTTCTGCTGTTGTCACGGGCTCTGTTGCAACAACTGTGCTTACTGTAGTCACAGTTAGTACTGGAACACTGGCGGTAGGAACGTACATCACCGGAACAAACGTAAATACTGGAACCTATATTGTTTCATTTGGAACAGGAACGGGCGGAGCGGGTACATATAACCTGAACCAAATCTCAACTGCCTCATCAACAACAATCACAGGTCAACCTGCACCCGGGGCGGCTTTTATTGCCACCGGTGTTGGCTTGGGTACTGGTACGACTGTGTTGGCGGATTACATTGGCGTTCTTCCAGTTTCCAATGGAGGTACAGGTGTTGGATCGTTAGAAGCACTTGGCAATTTGTTTTATCCAGTTGGGTCAATTTACACAAACGCCACTGTTGCAACCAACCCCGGCACATTGTTCGGCTTTGGTACATGGACTGCGTTCGGTACTGGTCGGATGTTGATTAGCGCGGATGGCACATATACAGCAGGGTCTACTGGCGGTGCAGCTACGACAACATTAACTATTCCTAACTTACCCGCTCACAATCACACGATTAATGACTCCGGCCACGTCCACCAATATAATACCTTCTCCAGTTTTGCTCCACAAAGCGGAAGTTCTACACAGTGCGCGGTTGGCTCACAGAGCCCCAACACGAGCAACGCACAAACAGGTATTTCAATAAATAACACAGGTTCTGGTACAGCAGCAACCACAATCTCGCCGTATATCGCTGTTTACATGTGGCAACGTACTGCTTAACGGTGAAATGAAATTGATCCTCTTAGCATCCTCTTTGCCGCTAATGCCTGTGTCGCTGCTATCAAGCAGGGGTGTAAGCTTTACAAAGACACTAAAACGTCTTTTATGGAGATCAAGAAGACTGTTGATGAAGTTGTTACAGATGTCAAAGCAGTCAGAGGATTCTGGGCAAAGCTTTTTGGAACAGACCCCGAGCCAGCAAGTCCCAAGCCTGTGGCGAAAAAGAAGGAAGCCTACGTTGCCGTTGACGAAACCCAAGTCATGGCAGACATTGTTAGTCAGTTAACTGTTTTCTTTAAGTTACAAGAGCAGCTTGCTGCACACATCAGGGAGGAAGAAGAAAAGTCCAAAAGTGTCTATGACCCCGATGCCAATCTGATGGAAGCGGCTCTGAATAGAATCATGGCGCAACAACAGATGGAAGCGCTAAGCGTCACAATCAGAGAAGCAATGGTGTATCAATCCCCACCTGAAATGGGTGCGTTGTACAGCAAGGTCTTTGAGATGCGGGATGTCATTAGTCAGGAACAGGAACAGGCAAGACTAAAAGAGGAAGCACGGCAGAGGTATAAACAATGGCAACGTCGGGAGGCAAAAAGAAACTTCCAAGCAAAGTCAATGTACCTGCTAGGGACTTTTATATTCCTCCTGTATCTGTGGGCACTCCTACTTCTGATAAATCGCTGTTCATATCCGATTTCCAACGGTCTGTGACGTTGTTGTCTTCGTTCTTAGCGGCATCGGCAAACAACTGCAACTCTGCCAATTCCATCTTGGCTTTTTCAATGCCTAACTCGAG